GCATTAACTGAGATTATGGTGGAGTGTGAGTTCAAATGAGACCTGAAACAAGAGAAGCAATGGAGATGCTTTTTACTGCTAAATGGAATCTACCAAAAGCAGCAGAGCATTGCAATCTTACTCATAAAGAATGTAAGATTGTATTTAATGAGTATTGCAATTTTCATCCTAAGACTTATGAAAATAACCCCACTACTAAATAGAAGTGGAGTAAAGTTAAAGATTATGTCTAAGGGAACTATCTACGAGCATAAAGAACCAACAGAAACAGAACTTGCCTGGTTGACTGGTATATGGGAAGGTGAAGGATCTTGGACTTACAAGAAAGGAAGAACAAGAACTTTTTCTAATGGAAAAACATATACAGAGAAAGATTATGTTTCTATGAGTATGTCTATGACTGACCAGGACATTATGGAGCGAGTTGCTACTATAATGGATGGTAGAAAAACAACTTATACTGATGGAGGTCCTGCTCACGTAGCAGCAGGACAAAAACCAGTTTATTGTATAAGTCTTCAGGGAGAGGCAGCAAAAAGGTGGACTGAATTAATGACACCTTATCTTGGTAACAGGCGCCGAGAAAAGTATAAAATGATTATGGAGAAATTGAATGCCAATTAGTCAAAAACAACTAAAAACCTGTTTAAGGTATCCTGGAGGAAAGTCCAGAGCAGTTCCAAAACTGGCACAGTATCTTCCTGAACTTAAAGATTATAATCAGTTTAGGGAACCATTTCTTGGTGGAGGAAGTGTTGCAATTTATGTTACTAAACAATATCCAAATTTAGATATTTGGGTAAATGACCTTTATGAACCTTTGGTAAATTTCTGGCAGCAACTCCAGATGTTTGGTATTGATATTACTAATGTTCTTATGTCTCTTAAGAGAACTTGTGACACACCAGATAAAGCAAGACAACTTTTCTTAGTATCTAAGGATAAAATCAACAATAATAATCTATCAGATTTTGATCGTGCTGTTGCCTTTTATATTGTCAATAAATGTTCTTTTAGTGGTCTTACTGAGTCATCTTCTTTCTCAGCACAGGCATCTGACAATAACTTCAGTATAAGAGGTATAGAGAAACTACCAGAGTATTCTAAACTTATTGGGAAGTGGAGTATAACTAATTATTCCTATGATTATTTGATGGATGGAAATGAGGGTGCTTTTTTGTATCTTGATCCTCCTTATGATATTAAGGACAATCTCTATGGCAACAAAGGATCAATGCACAAAGGATTTGATCACGATAAGTTTGCTGCTGATTGTGACTCTAATTTTATGGATATGATGGTAAGTTATAATTCAACTCAACTTATTAAAGATAGATTTAAAGATTGGAAAGTAATTGAGTTTGCTCATACTTATACTATGAGGTCAGTTGGGGATTATATGAAAGACCAACATGAACGAAAAGAATTGATTTTGATTAATTATGAGTTATGAATTGAAGGATTGGTTGAACTCAATTAACCAAACCAAAAAGAATATTATGGACGAAGACCCTTCTTCTATAAAAGATTATGCACCCTACATTATTAACAGATGTCTATCAGGACATATTGATTGTTTAATGTATTCTAATGAGATGAATAAGTATCCCTCATTAGATAAAAAGTTACAATATGATTTTTTTATAAATATTGTTAGAAACAAGAAGAGATACTCTCCTTGGTTGAAACAAGAAAAGATCAAAGACCTTGAAGTAGTTAAATCTTACTATGGATATAGTAATGAGAAAGCAAAGCAAGCTTTGAGAATTCTGTCTGAAAAACAACTTAATTTTATTAAACAAAAACTTGAAACTGGAGGAAGGAAATGAGTGTTGTTAATGAGCCTGAAGTGAAATGGTCCCCAGACCAAATGGTGGAAGTAAGTTTAAATGAACCAGATGATTTTTTGAAAGTTCGTGAAACCCTTACAAGAATTGGGGTTGCATCACGTAAAGAAAAGAAAATCTATCAATCTTGCCATATTCTTCATAAGCAAGGTAGATATTATCTTGTTCACTTTAAAGAATTGTTTGCCCTTGATGGTAAGCACGCAAATCTTACTTTGAATGATATTCAAAGACGTAATAGAATTGTTCAACTTATTGCTGATTGGGGTCTGGTTACTGTTCTGAATCCAGAAAAGATTACTGATATTGCTCCACTTAATCAAATTAAAGTTCTTGCTTATAAAGAAAAGGATGAGTGGATTTTAGAAACTAAGTATAATATTGGTGCTAAAAAGAAAAAGGTAGAGGAAACTGAATAAATATTATTGAATATTGTTGCTGCTGGGGGAAGGATGGTCACAGTCATCCATTCCCCCCTTTTTTATAAATATCAATAAAAGCAATAGATGAAAAATTATAAAACTTTCTTTGGGGAATCCATATCATTTCAAATACATGATACTTTAAATCCAACTTTTTGGGATGGAGAAAAATTACGTCCAAAAGTTAGGATTCAACTTAAAAAGATTGCTGCTGCTTGGGTAGATTATGTTGGAATTGATAAGGGTTCAGTAGAGGATATTTTACTTCTTGGTGGTAATGCTGGATATAACTATACAAAATATTCAGATTTAGATTTACATGTTGTTATTGATAAAAGTAAATCTCCAAATTGTCCAGAACTTTTGGATGATTATTTCAAAGATAAAAAACAACTTTGGACCTTGACTCATGATGTTACAATTTATGGACATGATGTAGAACCTTATATTGAAGAAGTTGGGAAGAAAAGAAGAAAAAATCAAGGAGTGTATTCTGTAAAGTATAATAAGTGGGTAGTTTTCCCTGGAAAGTTTGATGGGACTATTGATAGAGACTTGCTAAAAACCAAAGTTGATGATATGATTGGTAAGATTAATAGTGTGATTAACCACTCAAATAATGTCTCAGTATTAGAAAGTCTTTTGAAAAAGATTAGAGATATGAGAAATTCTGGACTAGATAAGTCTGGCGAGTTTGCCTTTGAAAATCTTGTTTTCAAAGAACTAAGAAACAAAGGTTACATAGACAAACTTGCAGATCACATTTTAAAATTACAAGATAAAACCCTTACATTGGAGAATTATGTCTGTTAAACTTTTGATTTTAAAATCCTATGAGGATGTAATTGCAGAAGTTACTGAGATTTTTAATGGGATTAAAGTTACTCATTATGAACTTAGTAATCCTTATGTAACTCGTCTTGATACTGATAAAGTAACTTTTTATCCTTATGCAGCATTGTCTAAAGATAAAGTTATTACTATTTCAACTGATTGGGTGGTTACTGTTGTAGAACCACTTGATGAACTTAAAACATCCTATTTGGAGAAATTGAATGCAAAACTTGAAGATTCTAATCCTGAAGAATGATTCCATTCTTATTACTGAAATTGATGAAGTAGCAGGTGAACTTGGAGAACCAGATTGTAAACTGATTAATCCTTGTCAGATGCTTGTTTCTGATGCTGCAACTTATGATATGAGGAAGTGGCCAGTTTTTACTGATCAGAAAGAACTTATGATTCATTCTGATTCTATCTTTACTATTGTTGATCCAAAACCAGATCAAATTGAACTTTATTTAAAAACTATTAAATGAAATATTATACTAATGTAGTTCTTGTTGGAAATGAAATACTTTCCAGAGGTTTTGATAATGGTGAGCATTTTAAGAATAGGGAGCCTTTTTACCCTACTATTTTTGTTCCCAGTAAAAAGAAAACAAAATATAAGACCCTTGAGGGTACTTATGTTGATGAAATTAAACCTGGAACTATTAGAGAAACAAGAGAATTCATTAGTAAATATGAGAATGTAGATAACTTTGCCTTGTATGGAAATACAAGGTACATCAATCAATATATTTCAGAAACATATCCTGGTGAAGTAAAGTTTGATATTATTAAAATTAAACTTATTACAATTGATATTGAGGTAGCATCTGAGAATGGATTTCCAGATGTTCAATCTTGTGAAGAGGAACTTCTTACTATTTCTATTCAAGATTATGCTACCAAAAATATTCTTACTTGGGGTGTTAGACCATTCATCAATACAAACCCAAATGTTAAGTATTCTCAGTGTAATGGTGAAGCAGACCTATTAGATCAGTTTATGTTCTATTGGGAGAGTAATCACCCAGAAGTAATTACTGGATGGAATTCTGAATATTATGATATTCCATATGTTTATGGACGTCTTTGTAAAGTTCTTGGAGAGAAGGTTGCCAAACAAATTTCACCTTGGGGTATTGTAACTGAAGGAGAAGTTATTGTTAATGGTAGGTCTAATAAGGTTTATGATATTGCTGGTATTACTCAACTTGATTATCTGACCCTGTATAAGAAGTTTACTTATACCAATCAAGAATCTTATAGGTTGGATCATATTGCTAAGGTAGAACTGGGGCAACAGAAGTTGGATCACAGTGAGTATGATACCTTTAAAGAGTTCTATACTAAAGATTGGCAAAAGTTTGTAGAATACAACATCAAGGACGTGGAACTTGTTGACCGTTTGGAAGACAAGATGAAACTAATTGAACTTGCCATTACTATGGCGTATGACTCAAAGGGTAACTATAATGATGTATTCTATCAGGTAAGGATGTGGGATTCCATCATCTATAACTATCTAAAGGAGAGAAATATTGTTATCCCTTTTAAGAAAGAAAATAAAAAGGACCAGAAGTATGCAGGAGCATATGTAAAGGATCCTATTGTTGGTAGGCACGATTGGGTTGTAAGTTTCGATTTAAATTCACTTTATCCTCACCTGATTATGCAATATAATATTTCACCAGAAACTTTGATAGAAGATAAGTTTTTGAATATTTCTGTTGATAAGGTTCTTAAAAAACAAATTAGTATTCCAAAAGATTTTCCATATGCAGTTTGTGCTAATGGGTCTATGTACAGGAAAGATGTACGTGGATTTCTTCCTGAACTAATGGACAAGATTTATCAGGATCGTACCATCTACAAAAAGAAGATGCTTGCTGCCCAACAGCAGTATGAAAAGACCCCTACCAAAGAATTGGAAAAGGAAATCTCTAGATGCAAGAACATTCAGATGGCTAGGAAGATTCAATTGAACTCTGCCTATGGTGCTGTTGGTAATGAGTATTTTAGATATTATAAGTTGGAGAATGCTGAGGCAGTTACTCTTTCTGGTCAAGTTTCAATCCGTTGGATTGAAGATAGGATAAACATTTACATTAACAAAATCCTTAAAACAAATGATGTTGACTATGTTATTGCTTCTGATACTGATTCTATCTACCTTAATATGGGTCCTTTGGTGGAGACTATATTCAAAGGAAGAGAAAAAACTACTGAGAGCGTTGTTTCGTTCCTTGATAAGATCTGTAAGGTGGAACTTGAAAAATATATTGAGAGTTGTTACCAAGAACTGGCTGACTATGTGAATGCCTATGCCCAGAAGATGCAGATGAAGAGGGAGAATATTGCTGAGAGGGGTATTTGGACTGCTAAGAAAAGATACATTTTGAATGTTTGGGACTCTGAAGGTGTTAGGTATTCTGAACCTAAACTTAAGATTATGGGAATGGAGGCAGTTAAATCCTCAACTCCTGCACCTTGTAGGACTATGATTAAAGAAGCATTCAAGATTATTATGACCAAAACTGAAGATGATATGATTGAATATATCAGCAACAGTAGAAAGTATTTTTATAGTCTTCCTCCAGAAGAAATTTCTTTTCCACGATCAGCTAACAATATCAATAAGTATAAATCCCATAGTATGATTTATGGGAAGGGGACACCTATTCACGTGAGGGGAGTTCTCCTGTATAATCACTATATCAAGGAGAATAACTTAGACAATAAATATCCCATTATCAATAATGGAGAAAAGATTAAATTTTGTTATCTCAAAAAAGCAAACCCAATTAGGGAGAATGTTATCTCCTTTATTCAACAGTTTCCTAAGGAATTAAATCTTGGTAAATATGTTGATTATGAACTTCAGTTTGAGAAAAGTTTTCTTGAACCTTTAAAAACTATTCTTCAGTGTATTGGTTGGGGCACTGAGAAGAAAAATACATTAGAATTCCTTTTTAGTTAACTATGGACTTTTTAAAAGATATTGTAAAAGAAATTGGTGGAGAATACACACAACTGGCAGCAGACATTGATGAACGTGAATCTTATGTGGACACGGGTTCGTACATATTTAATGCTCTTGTATCTGGGAGTATCTTTGGTGGTGTATCTGGCAACAAAATTACTGCAATCGCAGGTGAAAGTTCTACTGGAAAAACTTTCTTTAGTTTGGCTGTGGTCAAGAATTTTCTTGATAATAATCCTACTGGATACTGTTTGTATTTTGATACTGAGGCTGCAATCACCAGATCCTTATTGGAGAGTAGAGGGGTTGACACAACTCGTGTGGTGGTTGTCAATGTAGTAACAGTTGAGGAGTTTCGTGGTAAGGCACTAAAGGCAGTTGACTTGTATATGAAAAAACCTGAGGGGGAGCGCAGTCCTTGTATGTTTGTGCTAGACTCTCTGGGTATGCTTTCAACCAGTAAGGAGATTAATGATGCTTTAAATGATAAGGAAGTTAGGGACATGACCAAATCCCAACTTATTAAGGGGGCATTTAGAATGCTCACCCTAAAACTTGGTCAGGCAAACATTCCAATGATTGTAACCAATCATACCTATGATGTTATTGGTGCCTATGTTCCTACTAAGGAAATGGGTGGTGGTAGTGGTCTTAAGTATGCTGCATCTTCTATCATCTATCTTTCTAAAAAGAAAGAAAAAGATGGAACAGATGTGATTGGTAATATTATCAAATGTAAGACACAAAAATCACGTTTAAGTAAGGAGAATCAAGATGTTGAAGTACGTCTTTATTATGATGAGCGTGGTCTTGATAGATATTATGGTTTGCTTGAACTTGGAGAATTGGGTGGGTTATGGAAGAATGTTGCTGGTAGATATGAAATGGATGGTAAGAAGATTTATGCAAAACAAATTCTTGCAGAACCTGAAAAATATTTCACTCCTGAAGTAATGCAGGCACTTGATGAGACTGCAAAAAAACAATTTAGTTATGGGGGATGATGGAAAAAGTTGAAACTACTATCTTAAGAAATTTACTTTTTAATAATGAATATTGTAGAAAGGTCCTTCCTTTTATTAAAACCGAATACTTTGAGAACCTTCATGAGAAGGTAGTTTTTGAAGAAATTTGTAAGTTCATTGTTGCTTATGATGACCTTGCTACTAAAGAAGTTCTTTTGATTGAAACAGAAAAAAGAACTGATATTACAGAAGATACTTACAGAACTATTTGTGAGTATATTTCTACTCTTGATGATTCATCTGCAGATAAGCAGTGGTTAGTAGATACTACAGAAAAGTGGTGTAGAGATAGGGCAATCTATCTTGCACTTATGGAAAGTATCAAGATTGCTGATGGACAAGATGAAAAGAAATCAAGAGATTCTATTCCATCCATTCTTCAAGAAGCACTTGCAGTTGGATTTGATAATAACATTGGACATGATTACTTAAAAGATTACGAACAAAGGTATGACTCTTATCACAAAAAGGAAAACAAAATTCCATTTGACCTTGAGTATTTTAACAAAGTTACAAAAGGAGGTCTCCCTACTAAAACTCTCAATATCGCACTTGCTGGTACTGGGGTCGGGAAGTCTCTATTCATGTGCCATGTGGCTAGCTCCGTCTTGCTCCAAGGGAGGAACGTATTGTACATTACGCTTGAAATGGCAGAAGAGCGCATTGCAGAAAGGATTGACGCTAACCTGTTGAATGTAAACATCAAAGACATTCA